GGGGCGACCGTCAATGTGGCACGCCCCACGGGACCGATGGCGATTGACAGCATCGGCTTTCAGGACACCAGCGTCAGTCCCACGATGGAATATGCGCTCGGCCCGGTGCTGACGGTGGACGCCTATGCGGCCATTGCTCAGAAGGCCCTCACCAGCGTCTTTCCCCAGAATTGGTATTACGACCCGACCTACACCTCCGGCTTCGGGACGCTCTATCCTTATCCGGTCCCCACGAGCTCGACGTTGGAGGGGGTTATCTACACGCAGAGCCCGGTGGCCGAGTTTACCGCCCTCACGGACACGGTGGCCCTCCCGCCTGGCTACCGACGGTTTCTCCGCACGGGGCTGTCGATGGAGTTGTCGTCAGCGTTTGATGCGGGCCTGACCCCCGCGCTGCAACTGGCCGCGATGGAGAGCAAGTCGGATGTCAAGCGGGCCAACATGCGCCTGCGCGACCTCGGCTGTGGGACCGCCGGGGTCTTGTTTGGCGCGGCCGGCAACATTTACAACATCTATTCGGACACCTAATGCGTTATCCAGGCTTCATTTCGGGGTCATATGAGCTGCAAAGTCCGATTGCAGACATGGAGCGCACGGTCAACTGGTATCCAGAGCAGATTGTGAGTGCGGCGGTCCCGTGGGGTGCGGCGCTGTTTCCGACACCTGGCCAGGACGAGTTTCTCACGGTCGGGACGGTCAATACCCGCGCTCTGTTTTCGATGGCGGGCCGGGTCCATGCTGTCGTCGGGGGGACACTGTACGAGGTGTTTGTCAGCGCGACGGCCGCCAGCCGCGGCACGATGCTCCAAGACCCTAACCCGGCCAGTATTGCGAGCAACGGCGATGCCGGGGGTGAGCTGCTCATTGCGTCAGGGACGAATGGGTATCTGCTTAACCTCACGACGAATGGCCTCTCGACGGTCTTAACGGGCGACTGCGTCCAGGCGGGGATGCTTGACGGCTATTTCCTAGCCTTTGACACGGCGACGAGCAAGTTTCGCATTTCGGCGCTCAATGACGGGACGACCTGGGACGCGACGCAATACGCCCAGCGGAGTATCGCGCCGGACCCCTGGCGGGCGATGGTGGTGGATGGCAGTCGGCAGATTTGGCTGATTGGGGAGCAGACTGGCGAGGTCTGGTATGACGCCGGGACCTCCCCCTTCCCGTTTGAGCCGGTGCCTGGCGCTGTCTTTGGCTACGGGACGCCAGCGCCGTGGACAGTCAAGCTCGTGGGGTCCATGATGTGCTGGCTCTCCCAGACATCCGATGGCGCCGGGATTGTCGTCGGCGCGCAAGGGCTCGTCCCAGAGCGCATCAGTACCAATGCGGTGGAGACGGCGATTGCCGGGTATGTCCGCACCTCAAAGATTACCGATGCCGAGGCGCTCGTCTATGAGATGGAGGGGCATACCTTTTATGTCCTGTCGTTTCCATCGGCCAATGCTACATGGGTTTTCGACCTGACGACCGGCCTCTGGCACGAGCGGGGCATGTGGGATTCGGCGGCGGGGAATTACGCTCTCTGGAGTCCTCGCGTCCACTGTTATGGTTTCAACCAACATATCGTTGGCGACCGGGCCTCTGGCCTCCTTTGCACGATGGATACCGCCACAACGACAGAGTGCAACGGCGACACCATTCGCCGTCTACGGATTCCGCCCCCTCTGTGGCGGAGTCCTGAGGTGCGGCGCCTGTTTGTCTCGCGGTTTGAGCTCATGATGGAAGTGGGGCTGGGTACGGCGACGGGCGCTGGGGTAGACCCCCAGGTCATGTTGCGCTCCTCCACGAATGCGAAGACCTGGTCGGATGCGCGGACGGCGTCGGCGGGCGCACAGGGGGCGTATGGGACGGAAGTCGTGTGGACGCGTCTCCCATCGAGCACGCAGCTCTGGGTGCCGGAGGTGACGGTCACAGACCCGATTCCGTGGCGACTGGTAGGCGCGGAGGTGGATGGGCGTGGATTCTGGGGACAGGCGGCGGCGTAATGGCCTCGCAACTCGCGCCAACGCCGGCGTTTGTGGTCGAGCGCCCGGTGGTGCAGCAGTCGATTACGGGCCGCGTCACGCAGGCGATGCGCTACTGGCTGCTGTCGTTAGCCGACCGCCTCAACCGGACACCCGAGGTGGTGCAGACCGTCACGCTGACGACCCAGACGGCGTCTCTGGGGGCGACGACGATTCCGGTGCTCTCGCTTTCGGAGGGGGTGTATCGCCTCAGCGCGGCGGCGCGTATTACGACGGCGGCTTCGAGCAGCAGCTCGCTGACGCTGACGTTTGGTTGGACCCAGGGGGTGGCCTGCACGGCGTCAAGTGCGGCTATCACGGGGAATACGACGGCCACGACGGGGAGTTTCGTCGTCATGGCGCGGGCCGACGAAGCCACGGCGCTCACGTATGCGACGACGTATGCGTCCAGCGGCGGGACGGCGATGGTTTATCGGATTGATGTGGTCGTAGAGCAAGTACTATGACATTGGTCGGTAGAGATGTTACGACTGGACGCTGGGGTGGGATACCCAGCCCCACTTTTCCGACAGGGGCGGCGGGGTCGGAGGTATCAGGAGAAAATATGGGACCGGCAGCAATAGCGGCGGCGACGACTGCTTGGAATACCGCCGTGAACTTGTACGCATCGCACAAACAGGCTGGCGCCACGGTGGATGCCGCGGAGATATATGCCGAAGCCCAGCGGCAGGCGGGTCTCCTCTCGGAAAAACTGTCCAAGGAGCAGATCAGGCACCTGAGTTGGGCGCTTGAGCGTGATTACGACCAGTTCAAAGCGACCCAGGAGGGCAACTGGGAGATGGAGCGCGCGCGGGAAATGCGCAGCTTCGGGGAAGCCGGGGACCGGGACTTCAACCTCTATGGACTCGCGCGCCAAAAAGGACGGATGGGCTACGAGGAGACAGCGGCGGACCGTTTCAACGCCCGCGCCGAGCTTGAGGCGGACATTAAACGCGAGTACGGTCGCTACGCGCCCCAGCAGCGTCGCGTCGGCAGGCTCGGGGCGCTAATGGGAGCGCCCCAACCGCCTGGCGGACGCGAGATTCCCTCGATAGAGTTACCTGGGGCGCTTCGGCAACCCGAGTGGGTGCCACTCCCCGCGCCGAGGCAGACCCCCTTTGCGTACCCGGCATACAGGACTCCCCCGGAATGGAAACCCTACCAGCCAGCGGTGGAGCCTGTGTATGGGCCGACTCCAGATGGGAGGGAGCCGGACCCCTTTGAGCAGGACCTATGATGGGGCTCGCCGAGAAAGAATACCTCCGCTACAAAGACGACAACGCTGTCGGTTGACCGGAACCGCTAGTAGGGCGAATAGGTATCAGGCGTAGGATGAAAGAAAACAGACATGTTAACTGAAGCGCAAGTCAAGGCTATTTATCAAGAGCGGTGGGGGCGCGACCCTGACGCCGCGGAGATTGCCGAGGGCATCCTGCAATCCAGGGAGGACCTCTACGCGAGCTTGGCACGGAGAAACGAAGACCTCGCTCCGACGGAGGGGCAGACAGATGTCGATGTGTCTGACGATGTCTACCGAATGATTAACCGAGACCGAGGTAGCTGGGAGCAGCAACTCAAAGAGGCTGCAGCGGCAGCAGGGGTGTCTTACCACTCCAGCGACTTAGACGGGGTAGTCCGCGCCGTACGGTCGAATCCTGGGTCCGACCCGAAACAGTTTGTCAATAACGCGGTGAATACCTACGCAGCGCGGGCACAGAACGTATCTGGGGGGGGCGAACCTGCGCCAGCACCGACGACAGCACCGACGACCGCACCAGCGACCGCAGCCCCTTCTAGCGCGGCCCCCTACGGCTGGGGGACGCAGTACGGTGTCGGACCGTATGGTGGCCCGCAGAGTTTAATGGGACCGTGGACCGGCGTCGCGCCGCCCGTCCCGCAGATGGGGGCCTCAAGCTGGGACCCCTATGCGGCCCCGGCCCCCTACGAACCCCCGAGTGCGTATCAACCGGGCGAATATCAGCCCCCCACCTATACCCCCGGCGCTCCGTTCACGGGGCCGACCGCGGAGCAGATGAGTGCGGACCCTGGCTATCAGTTTCGCCTCCAGCAGGGACAGGAGGCGCTTGAGCGCAGCGGTGCGGCCCGAGGGGTTACGAATACCGGAGGGACGCTCAAGAATATCCTCGACTACGGCCAGCAAGCTGCGTCGCAGGAGTATGGCAATGTCTACGACCGTGCGGCGCAGAACTGGGGCATGAATGAAGCAGCCCGACAGGCGTCGTTTGGCCTCAATGCGCCTGAGCAATTCCAGGGCTGGGCCGCGACGGAGGCGGGACGGCTCGGGACGTATCAGATGGGCGAGGCACATCGCGCGGGTGCTTACGGGATGAATGAAGCCAACAGGGCTACGGCGGCGCAGTTTAACCAGGTCGGCTATCAACAGGCGTACCAGAATGAGGCGCAGCGCCGGCAGCAAGAGTACGCCAACCGTTACCAGAATTGGTCGTCGCAATACAACCAGTGGCGGCAGCAGGGGGCCGACCGCTTTACTGAGCAGTGGATGCTCGCGAATGCCTAACGATGCCGTTTGAATATAAACCCTTCGTAAATCGGTACGTCGGCGCGATTAGCGATGTTATGGGCCAGGGCGCCGAGGCGCGCAACCGTGCGGCGCTGTCAGTGGCCGAGACGCAAGCTGGCGCGGTGGGTCGCCTAGGTGACCTTACCGCCGACAGGTGGCGGGGGCTAGGCCAGGACGTTGTCGGCGGCGTGGAGTCGTACTTCACCGATAAACAGGAGGCGAAAGACCGTGAGTACACGGAGCGTCTACAAGCTGAGAACCTCTTGCAGATTGCAGAGGGAGCGGACGCGCGAAAGAGAAGGGAGGAGTCGCGGGCGCTAGGTGCCACGGTAGCGAGGGGACGAGACGTGCGGAGCGGTCCTGGTGGAGACCAACTCGCGTTGGAGACAGGTGCCGGCGGGGAGTTCCAGCGGACGCCCTTGGGTTCAACGCGTCCACCGTCACGCTTCCGAGGCGGCCCCCCTCCTGGGACAAGGAGAGATGCGGAAGGGAACCTTGTCAGCGCGGAGCCAGCCCTTCTTCCCGCTGAAACGGTCAGGATGAACCCGACCCCCTATAAGGCCATCGACACGAGAGGGCTGGAACTGCATGACATCGACAAAATAGCACAGGAAGCCATGCAGGCGGGTCTCTATGAAGAGTTCCTTCCGACCTTGGAGGCTCTTGAGGGGTTCAATACTCGCCGTGGCACCAGATTTGACGAGGCGTATGCTGATTTTCAGGGCACCCTGAAAGGCTCGCTGGGACAGCCTGACGCACTGATGTCCGTCGCAGGGGACGCCTTCAAACACTTCTCGTCGGAATTGGGGGGGTCCCCCCGGTTCCAGGCGCTCGTCAACGCGCATGAGGCGGGCGACCCGGCGGCTTTCCAGGAGATGTTCCGTCGGGATTCAAATACGCCAATAGATGCACCTTTCCAGCTCGATCCGGGTAGTTCCAGTGTGGATGTATGGAGTGGCAAAAAGATACCTGCGGAACATGGTGATTCCGTGGATCACTTCGGGCGAGACGTGACGCTGCGGATGGACGACGGCCGTGTGATCCCATTGGCGCAACGCGGACGACGCCCGGACGGGTCGGTCGTTTGGATCGGCCCCAACAACCGGGAAATTACCGGGAGTATACGCGACGAGGTCCAGACCACGCGACCTCTCACGGACGCCGAGAGACGCAACGTCCAGGACGATTTGCGCCAGCAGCTCGTCGCTGCCTCCGCGTATCCCGACATCGGCGCGGAAACCCTGGCTGGGATAAAAGCGGCAATGGAACGGCAGGGGATGAACGTTGCGCTCGAAATCCGGAGGGCGGGAACCGTTGCGCGAGATCAGGTGATAGATCGCGCAAGGGCGCTACAGCTCTTGGAGACGGTCCCGCGTGATGCCATCACTGGGGCGCTCCTTGAGGACCCGGTGGCAGCTCAGTCCAGACGCTTGGAAGCGTCACGTAACATAGGGGCCGGCAACACCCCAGCCGGAGGTCCCGCTGCGGTGCCGGCTGGGATGGAAGACCTCAGTAATAGCGCCCCGTATACCGAGGAACAAATCAGAGCAGCCGCGCAGGCGCGTGGGATGACGTTCGATGACATGAGAGATGCCATTATAGAGCGCAATGGGCGCATAGCTCCCTGACCCCCGATGGCACAGGACTCGATAGCCGAGGCGTTACGGACCGCCCAGGGGCAGGGGGGAGGGCGGGACCCTGTAGCCGGGGCGTTACGGGCTGCCCAGGGGCAGGGGGCGCCACGCGGGGTGCTTTCCGCGTTGCAACAAGGGAGGACGGTTGGTGTCCGCGACCTGGGTGCGACAGCCGGTCGTGCGCTTGAAGCGGTAACAGAAGCCCCGGGCGTCCGGCAACTATTTCATGCGCTGCGCGTTCCACAGCAGGCGGCGGTGCTGGGACCGATGCGTGGGGCAGCCGAGGCGATCAAGGCTGGGCGCCAAGTGGGGCCGCTGGACCTCCTCGGGGGGTCAGCTCGGGCAGTACAGGAGGATATTGGCGGTCGAGAGGTAGCTGAAGCCGCCGGGCTTGAAGGCACCCGCGCTGGCGTCACCGGCCTTGCACTGGAGATAGGGCTTGACCCTCTCTGGATGCTTGCTCCGGCCAAGTTAGCCCGCGCCGCCCGCCTACCCCAACTAGTACGTTCTGCAATGGTGCAGCGAGGCGCACAGGCCGTAGCGCAATCCGGGCCGGGGCAACTCACAAAGAGATTCGTCGTAGACCCTATTGGGAAGAATCTGGTGACGGATTATGGGAAGCCCGCAGCCTACGTTGACCTCGCCGAGGAACACTACCGTGCCGTCGCGGGAGCCACTGAAGCCGCAATGGAGATGGGAAAAAGAATTGCGGTATTGCCGGCAGTTGAGCAGCGGGCCGTCCGGGAAGTAATGGAGGCAGGGTCTGACGCCGGTCGGTCGGCGGCGCTCGCCCGGTTAGCAGAAAGCGGTGGTGACGCTTCTCGCGTTGGGCCTATTGCCCAGGAAGCGATGCAGCGAGACATAGCGTTAGGCCAGCAACTTGTCGATACCGGGCTTATGAGCGAGCAAACCTTCTCAAGGTGGGCCGGTCGCCACGTCCGTCGCGAATACGAGAAGTATGAAACCCCCTTGGCTTATATCGCACGGCTTGCCAAGCGCGACCCTGAGGCTGCGGCGAAAGCCGAGGCGGCGATCAAAGCGCAATCCGGATTTGCCGGACCGACAGCCTCGCTTCGGGAGCGGCTAGCCTTCCTGAAAGAGCGCAAGGATATTCCGGAAGACATGAGGCGCGAGATGGGGGAGATTCTAGAGGCCGCGCACCCGGTCGCGAAAGGGCAGGCCCTGGCCGGCCGCGCCGTGGAAACTCGGCGGTTTTTCCAGCAAACGGCTAATAAGTTTGGGCGCAAGGACGCGGCGCCGGGTTACGCCCATGTGGGCGATTCTCCATCGTTGGGACCCCTGGCGGGAAAGTATTTTCCGCAAGCCATCGCGGATGACCTGAAACGTGCGGTCGACGCGCCAGAGGAAGCCAGGAGGCTGTGGAAGCGGGGAGTAGGGTGGTGGAAGTACGGAAAAGTCGTTCTCAATCCTGCCACCCACGCCAGGAACATGGTTTCTAATTATTTATTAGCCAGCATGGCGGGCCTCTCGCCGTTTCGTCCCTACCGCTACGCGCAAGCGGCACGGTCAATCCTTACGAAGGACGAGTGGTTCCAAGAGGCCAAGGGCGCGGGGTCGTTCCTGCTTGATACGTTTGCTGGAACAGAGCTTCCCAAATTGTTAGAGACAGCCGATAGCGCCTCGGGCCTGCAACGCGGCTTAGCGTCTCTCGGGCGCATCGTTAATGCGCCAGGGCAACTGTATCAGTTTGAAGAACATCTCTTCAAGATGGCTCTTTATATTGACAAGCGAAAACTGGGAGAGGCCCCGAAAGTGGCGGCGAAGGCCGCCGAGGAGGGGCTGTTCAACTATCGTCGCGTTCCGAGATTCATCGACAATCTACGCCGGACAGGGGTCGTACCGTTTGTAACGTTTCCGTATAAGGCGATCCCGGCGACCGCTAGGACGCTGATGAACCGACCAGCGACGATTAATCGCATGGGGAACGTGTTCAGGACATTTGAAGACCGAAAAGGACCCGACCTGCGGCCAGTCCTTCGCGAATATATGCGAGACGGGTGGATGCAGCTGCCCGGGAAGGACGCCGACGGGCGGACTCGGTTTCTCAATTTAGGCTACATTTTGCCATTTGGTGACATAGGCGAACTGGCGACGCTAGGGGGATTCGCGGGACGAGGCGGCGCAACAGCCGGTATTCTCAGCAGCCCCCCCATGCAAGTGGCGGCGGCGGTCCTGACGGGCCGCGATCCCTTCACTGACCAGCCTATTGGCGATAAATATGGTGGATGGCTCGCTTATTGGCGTCGCTTCATAGCCCCTCCCTGGCTGGGAGGGGGCGCTTCGACCGAGGTCGCTGCTGCGTTTCGGGGCGATCCGGTGAATCCGCTAAGCCGACGCGCTGAACCGAGAACTGTTAGCCAGGCATTGTGGGCGAACATAGCAGGCGTGCGCATCACTCCCCTGGACCTCCCCGAGGAGCGGCAACGGCGCCTTGAGGGCCTAGCGTATGAGGCGCGGGACATACGGAGCGACATCCGTCGGTATCAGCGCGCGGAGAAGCTCACTCAAGAGGAACGCGACGAACATCTCGCCACGCAAATGGTTAGACTAAGAGAACTCGTAAGGTCTGCCACTGAACTCCAGGAGCTCGTACTACCGGAGACGACCCCTAGGGGGCGCGATCCGATTGCGAGTGCTCTAGGGGAGGCGGTCGCTTCAGAAAGGGCGCAGTAACCGATGGCTCTAACGCTCACCCCCTCGCCGTATCAAACCGTCCTTGACAGTGACGGCAACCCTGTCTCTGGCGCCAAGGTCAACACTTACCTGGCTGGGACCACCACGGCGGCCAGCACCTATACCACGAGCGTGGGGGACGTGGCGAACGCCAACCCCATCGTGGCCGACAGCGCGGGCCGCTTCGTCGCGTATCTGAGCGCCGGGCTGTCCTATAAGTTTGTTATCACCACCAGCGCCGGGGTGGCGGTGGATGAGCAGGACAACGTGCTCGCGGTCCCTGGCTCCTCGGTCAACCTGGACATCATCGGCACGGCCGGCGTGGCCATCGCGGCGGGCGAGGTGTGCTATATCAGCGCGACAGGGGACGCGGCGGGCACCGCCGGCCTCTGGTATCTGGCTGACGCGGACCTGGCCTACAGCTCGACGGGTGCCGTGGAGATTGGCATTGCCGTCAGCGCCATCGCCATCAACACGTCCGGCACGATACGCATTGCGGGAGAGGCGACGACCGCGACATCTACCGTGGTCGGGACGAAGTATTACGTCTCCGCCACGGCGGGGGCGATTACGAGCTCCGCACCGGCCTTGGCGCGGCTCGTCGGCATCGCGCCGACCACCAGCAGTTTGATTCTCAACGCCAACACGCTGACGATTCCCGTCCCTGTCTCGCAGGGCGGCACGGGCAAGACCACCCTGACGGCCTATGGCGTCCTGCTCGGGGGCACGAGCACGACCGGAGCCGTGCAGCCGTTGACCCCGGCCGCGGCGGGCCAGCTCCTCAAGAGCGGGGGCACTGGCGCGGTGGCTGCCTGGACGGCTGACCCCAGCGTGGCGACCCTTACCCTCTCGACGCCGCTAGCGGTCGCGAGCGGAGGGACGGGTCTCAATTCACTTACGTCTGCGTCAGTGATTGTGGGGGCCGGGGCGAGCGACGTCACCTTCGTGGCTCCCGGCGCGGCTGACAACGTCCTCACGTCAAATGGCTCTGCGTGGACATCTGCTGCCGCAGGCGGTAACGACTTTCTCCAAATTGAAGTGATGGTGAACTAATGGCAAATGCGACAGCGATGATCCCGTTCAGCGGCAGCACGCAAGGGCAAGGCGTCAA